TGATGCTGTCCGAAATGACTGGCGGAAATCTCGTCACCACTAGTGGATGGCGTTCGTATGGCGACACCCAATACTCAGAGAAACAGGTGGACTACCGCTCCCGTCGTTTTGATCGGCAACTCCACGGAAAGGTGAAGCGTAAATCCTTATGATAGACTTCCGCTCATATCTCACCGAACTTTTTGAGCGTCCGTACCCTGTGAGTGAAATACGGCGCATTGGGTTTGGCATGACCACCATAGAAATACGGTATCATGCCGTTGTTGACGGTGGACAGAACCTGGCAATTGACATCACCAAGATCAATCAGGGGTGGGAAATCAATTTCATGTTGGATGACTCGCTTGAACTCACCCACGCAGGCAAGCCGTACCGCATACTGGCTACAGTGGTGGAAGCCGTAAAGCAATTCCTGAAGTGGCACATGGAAACATTTGAAGAACTACCCAAGCGGTTTGACATGGTGTCCAAGACGAGCGAAGGCAAGCGTGATGCGGTGTACAGTGCCATGATGCGGCGATTCGGCAAGGAGTACGGCTACAAGATCACAGGCACGGAAGTCAGCAATCGTTTTGCTCCACGCGAATTCCAACGCACCGTGACAACGGCTAAACTAGCAGAGGCTGTTGCTGCTCCCGCCAAGCGCAAGGCTCTGCGCGTGTTTGACTTTGATGACACGCTCGTACACACAAACGCGCCTGTGGGACTGATGCGTGACGGCAAGCGTGTGCGTGACCTCACCTCCATGCGGTTCCGCGACTATATTTTGCAACCAGGCGAGTCATACGATTTCAGTGCAGCGAATGAAGTGGTTGATCCGCGACCGATTGGTGCAGTGCTGAAAGTGATGCGTCAGGTTCTTGCACAGGGCAAGGACACCGTGATCCTTACGGGACGCGCAGACGGAGCAGCAGTGCAGCGTTGGCTGAAGAGCATCGGCATCACCATTCCCGTGTTCACGGTGGGTCACGCGGATGCCACGCACACATCCATTGCACAGCGAAAGCGTGACTGGTTGGTGACTGCGATTCAGCAAGGCTACAACGACATTGAATTTTTTGATGACAACTCAAAGAACATCCAATACGCGAAAACACTGAAGTCCGAGTTCCCCCATATCAAACTCCGCACACGATTGGTGAAATACAAGTCCAAGCAAGGAGTGCATGAGGAGCGGGACTACAAAGCCGAATACGCAAAAATGTACGGTGGCGACAATCCCACGCCCAAGCAACGCCGCGCCATGAAGAAGAAGACTGCGCGGAAGCGTGTGCTGCGGCGCATGGGAAGGGAGGGCAAGAGCAACGATGGCAAAGAGATTGACCACAAGAACGGAAACGCACTGGATTCGCGTCCGTCCAACCTGAGATTGGTGTCACGGCACACGAACAGGTCAAAGGACAACAACAAGTGGCGGAAATGAAAAATAGAATGCCAACGGGAACACGCTGGCGTTACTAAATAATAGCACAAGCCAAAACCACTCAAAGGAGAACTCTTATGGCATTCACAGCAGGATCACCAGAACTCGCAAAGGCACAGAAACTAGGATCTCAGTTGGCTCACCTGTTTGTTATATTCGGAGCAACAGGAATTTCAGGAGCAACAGGCGCACTCATGATTGAGCAGTACGCCGAGAAACTGGGTTTCGGAGTAACAGGCATCACCACAGGACAAGGATTCCCTCCCTTTGGTTCTTTTACCCCCGATCTAAACTCAGGACTCGCTGCTGTTCTACAGAATCCCCGTGGCGAAACAATGGCTAGCGGAATTACGCTTGGAATCATTTCTGGTCGCACGGTTGGTATCTACATGAAGAACTTTGTTCGTAGCGGCGAAGACTTCACTAGTTTCACAAATCGTGGTGTAACTCTAAATGCGGCAATGGCACCTGGACTTACTGGTGTAACCGCATGGGGACCATTCACGGTTTTCCGTCAAGACCGTCTTGTATTCAACAACCATGTGTTTATTGTTGCTCAAAACAACAGTGCTGCTGTTGGTGCAACAGGATTCATTCAACTTCTTGGTGCGCCTGGCGTTGCATACGGAGCAGGATCTCCGTTTGATGTTCAGGTAATTGGTGTGACACGCGGAACATCAGGAATCGCTGGCAGAACTTTTGAGAGTTTTGTCGGAATGGGCGGAAACTTTGGCTACACAGCCTCAGTTTACTTTGGAACAGATGGATTGACCTACTGGGTCAACTGATCTAAAATGTCAGATGAGTTTGATTTTGGCTTCACGGCGGTAGATGAGGAGGAGTTGGGATTAGCGGCAACGCCCCCAACTCCTCCCTCACCGTCTGTTTCACCTGATGCTGTTGCAGCCATAGCCGCACAGATTGCTGAACTAAAGGCTGCTGTGTCTGCAATGAAACCTGTGTCTCCCACACAGATGGCAAGGGTGGAAGAGAAGATTGATCGTGTGCTCAATGCAGAACTGCACGAACTAAACGCCGCAGTGCAGTCACAAGGCGAAAGCCTTTCATCGGTGCTTGATGAAGTAGAAGAACGAACAAACGCTATGCGGGACGAGTGCAAGGAAAAACTGCAAGCAGTTGAACGCCTTATTCTTCCTCTCCTAACTAATCTTATGAAGAATCCCGAAAAGTCTTACATCAAGTGGGAAGGACGCGCGGAAAAAATTGCGGCACAGATAGACAAGATCACAGCCGTTACTCGCAGTTACGGAGTCTGACATGGAAGAACTAGAACCATACAAGAGTCTACGCACCACGATCTTTGAGGTGCAAGCCACCGCCAAGCCTACAAAGCCTGCGGAGAAGAAGCCCTCTGCACAGACGGGACACAAGGCAGGAGACACTTGGAAGACCGCAAGCGGCAAGATTGGCGCAAAAAACAAGGACGGAGCCGTTGACTACTTCGAAGACGAAGACAGTGCAAAGGCGTGGATCAGCGGACAGTTCAAGCCTGCTGGTCGTTCAGATCAGCCAGGCGACACATCTGTTCCCGTTGAATTGGATCGTGACGGTTACGAAGTTCAGCAAACCGCAGGAGGAAAGCCAGCGAATGCAAAACCCGCAGCAGCCGCAGCAACCCGACCCGCTCCTCAACCCACAGGAGGAGCCGCCCCTAAAGCGCAAGCGACAACCGCTGATACGCAGCGTCAAGCACAACCGCAAGGTAGCCAAACAGGTGCGGCGGAACCCGAAGAACACCCCGAAGTAGGCAAAGCCAATCCAAAGACCGAGTTTGACTCCCATATCAAACTTGATCCAAAGGCTACGGAGAAAGCGAAGGCGAAGCCAGACATCCGCAAGGCGAATGTGGTTGCAAAGGCTGTGAAGGCTGGCGACTTGGACGGACCGCAGACTGATGCGGAGTCCGTGTTTGGTGATGCTGCTGCGGAGCAGCGTTTCGTGGAGGAGATGAATCACGCCGCTCTCTCTGCCATGCGCGGAGAAGCGGCATACGACTTTGAGTTGTGTTCGGAAGTGTTTGCCCACCTTGGTATGTGCTTTGATCCGCAGACAAAGGAAAAGGTGAGCAAAGGCATTCCACGCGACCAGATGCCGCAGTTCTCGTCACAGGTTGATCCGTCACGCACGGACTCGCCTGCGTTCACCGCACTCATGCGCGGCAAGGGCTATACCTCTCCTGATCAGGTCACACCCGAAGACCTGAAGTCAGAGGTGAACATGGAGCGCGAGTTCCGCAAGGCACTGGAAGACGCGGGTTACGAGATCGCGGACGAAGAAGTGAGTGTGACCTCGCTGAAGCCTATTCAGGGACAACTAAAGGGCGAGAAGATCGCGGGAATGTATGGTACGCTTGCTGCTGCACAGAGTGATCCACAGAACTACGGCAAGGCAGCGGCTCGTCTGCTTGAACCCATTTATGTAAGCGATGGCTATGTGATTGACGGTCACCACCGTTGGGCAGCACAGATAGCAATGGATATTGCAAACGGTGCGGGTGCGAACGCCACGATGAAGACACGCACCATCACGAAGGGCGGCAAGTCTGTGCCTGTTGAAGAGATCATCAAGTTCTCCAACAAGTTTCAGAAAGACATCGGGCTGTTGAGTCAGACTCGCGGCGGCGAGACAATTCCAGAGAAGAAACCAACACAGAAGGAATGGACTATGAGCAAGTTTGGAAGCGGTCGTTTTGGTCGTATTGTTCAGTCGCTCCATGAATCAGCACAGACCCGTCTTGACGAAGGCGCAGTCAAGGCAGCAATGGAAGACTGGTACGAGTCACTGCCCAAAGACGCAGTACAAGAAATCTACAGATACCGAAAGTACGCTGCTTTTGGACGCGCGCTTGAAGGCGAGATACCTCCTGCATATCGTTCTGTTCTAGGCGGCAACAGTGTAGAACTTATTACTAGCATTCTTAGAAACCACCGTGTAAAGCCTGGCATCTTTGGTTCTCTGAAGAAGGCAGCGCAGCACATCAAGGACGGCGGCTACGAAGATTTCATGGTTCCCTTCTTTGATCTTGCAGAGGCTCGCAAGCCGTTCAAGAAGCCACGCATTCAGGGTGATGAACCAGAGGACTTCGGAAGATTCTCGTCTGCCATGAAGCCTCTCATGCAGCGCAAGACCGACAAGTACGGAAATCTCATTCCGAGCATTGCATCACAGGTCACCCGCGATGCTTCTGTAAAGAACACTGTTGCAAAGAATCAAGCCACCGCGCAAGACCTGATTGACACCGTAGACGAGAAGCCTGTTGGAACGACTTTTGAAATCTACGGCAAGAAGGGCGGCAAGGAAGCCACCATCAAAGTGAAGAAGATTATGAAGATGGGAGATGTGGTGTTCATGGTCGGAACCACCGAGGTGGAACTGTACGCCGCAGGAAGCGGTCTTCAGGTGCTGAACAAGAAGACTCGCCGCACACTGCTTGATGCTGGCAACGACATGATCTGGGAGAGCGCGGACTTCTGTGATGTGGGACGCATCACCATCACCGAGGTTCGTAAACTCACAAAGGACGAACTGGCGAAGTTTGATGCAGAGCAGCGCAAGAAAGTCATGGCTGCAAAGGATGCTGCAATCAATAAGCGTGCTGCTCAAGGCAAGGCTGCTTGGTCTAAAATGAAGTGAGGTGAACTGTGGCTTTTGAATACAAGCCGAAAGACTTTGGATTTTCTGGCAAGGAAGTCCCTTTTGAGCAGTATGTAAAGACTGTGAAGACTGTCGTTGGCAAACTGTCCAACAAGGAACATCCTGTAAAGTACATGGTTTCTCTTGTTGAACACGCGAACGATGAACTGAGTGACACCGAAATGAGGAAGATCGCGGCGGCAACAAAACTAAATGCCACGCAGAAGAAGAACATTCAAAAGTACTTTGGTGAGGTGGTCGGTCCAATATGGACAACGCGAAACAATGTGTTTGGCGACACACCCGATCCAAAGAAGTGTTTTGTGTTTCATCCTTCAGCCGCAAACACTCCGCTCACAGACTATGAAGTGCGAATCATGGGCAAGGACGGAAAGAAGACAGCCCACGCAAGACAGGCAAGCAAGACCAAGGCTAACGCGGCAAAAAATCTTCTGCGATCCAACCGCATATCCGCAAAATCTGGTGCCACGACCAACACCGTAAAGGCGAAAGACATACTGGTCGTTCTGCGCGAACGGAACGGCGTGAACGAAAAGAACTGGAAAGGTTCGGTAGAGGAGCAACTGCTTGAGGTGATTGCCGAATCAAGCACATCGGTCGGTCCTCTGAGCGGTGCTGTTCTGTTGATTGAAAAGAAAGTCATAACGAATTACGCTCCCGCCGCCACACTTGAAAAACTCGCAAAGATGCTGTCTGGCGGCGGAACGGTAAAGGCTTTGCTCGGAAAATCGGTTGAAGATGTTCTGACGGACAAGGAAGTGCAGTCACTGAAGCCAGTTGTTCAGGCAGAGAAGTCTCTCAATCACTTCATAAATAACAAGGGTAAAGTTGTTACTCTTGCGAACAAGGACGCACTCATCGTTGGCTACATCTGCGTAGCAGTGGAGCGGTATCTGCAAAAGGTATCGCAGAAGTCAGACAAACTAGAACTTGACGGCATATTCTCTGACGCTGTTGGTGGCATCATAAACTATGTTGAGTTCACTGTGGACGGATCAAATTTCCCAATGTGGAAGCATTACGGTGTGAAGGAACTCAACGACATTGATGGCTATCTCCGTTCAAAGAACAGTCTTTCAACGCGCCTTGCAAAGCGTGGAATGGCAGACTCGTTAGGATTCCAACCAATATTCGGATAACACATGAAACCATTCAAAGACCTACGCGACCACGCATTCTGCTCTCTGCAACGACTCATTTTTGAGGAGTTTGATGCTGAACTCACCGAGCAGAAGATCGTGCTTGATATGCCGAACTTCTCCCATGAGGATGTCGTGGACTATTTGGAGCAGGAAGGCATTGAGTGGGAAGAGGAAGACGGGGTAATCTATATTCTTGATCCTGTTGAGGAAGCCGACATCACTGTTGAGGTGGAAGAGAACGAAGAAATAGACGAAGAGTTTGAAGTAGAGAGTGAGATGTTGAATGAGGTCGCTGCGAAGCGTAAGATAGTGGTACGCAAAGGCAAGAAGCGAATCATCTTTAAGTGCGCTCCTGGCTTTAAGAAAAGAGGACCGCGCTCTTGTGTGAAGCGTCCTGTTTCTCAATTGCGTAAGATGAAACTTACCGCGAAGCGTACTGCCAGAAAGAGTCGTGGAAAGAGAGCGCAAGCAAAGCGCAAGCGTAAACTGTCACTGAGAAAGAGACTCACATTCGGATTGCGACCAAGAAAGAAGAAGTAAAACATGATTGAACATGATACAACCGACAGTGGTGGGTCGGTTCGCGTGAACTGTGCCGAAGGTTTTTGTTCGCTTACTTACCACCTGTCTAACAAGAATCGTCCCCTGTCCATGCAGTGCAGCGTTGGAAACGGTTCAACGCCTGTACTGGTGTCTGCCGTGGTGGATTCACTGCTCGAAAAGCACGAACCCACAGTGCTGCTGATGAAGTCAAAAGACACATCGGTTCGCTTTCGTCCAAAGATGGGCGACCTGTTCCGCTGTTGGACACAGAACGAGCAGACTGTATACTCAAAGGCATTCGGCTCACGCAAACTGCTTGAGCGTGTATGCAGCCTTTCATATGCGATGCAGAATGTTGACTTTGTGCGAGTGGAAGACGAAGAGATACGGCTGTTCGGCTACTACGATGTAGTGAAGCGCATACGGGAAAACACCACGCCGTTTGAGTTCCTGTCCATCAAGGAAGAGTGCGACTACTCCATGCGAAACTGTGCCGTGGGATGCTTGCGTACACTTGTGGAATCGGTGAACGCGCAATTAGACAGCCTGCCAAGGCAGGATCGTGAAGCATTTTCTCAAGTGGCAGAGGACTTGCTGCGGCAGCAGCAGTGTGAGTCGTTTCGTTTTGACACCAAATATTCGTACATACAAGAGGCTGTCGTGGGAATCGTTCTGCCAGCACTGTTGAAATATGGAGCCTCCCATCCTTTCACGGCGGCTGTGTTCAAAGAGTTTTCAAAACAGGCTTCTGTTTATACTGAAGCATCCGAACAGTTCCTGACTGATTGCTCTGAAATACTAAATGGAAAATTGGAACAGTCCGATGAGGACGATACATACTAAAGGAGAACACCATGACAAACATGAGAAATTACCTTGCTTGGATCAAGCAGAACCAACAGAACAATCCCGAGTGGCAAGCAGCCAATCGTTGGCAGAATCGCAATCAGACTCCTGTTAACGCAAAAAAGCCAGAAGAGTCTAAAGGACTTCCTGAAGGCACAGAGGTAGTGGAAGAAAAGCCAGAAGAGTGAAATGAAAACATTTGATCATGCGTTCGTTGAACTAAACGACCAAATTGAAAGCGTTGAAACCCCGAGCGGCAGGAGATACAAGACTCCTGACGGATTTTTTCCGTCTGTGACCACGGTTACGGGATGGAAAAAGCGTGCATTCTTTGCAAAGTGGCGGCGTGACAATCCTGAAGAATCAAAGCGAGTACTCTCCCGTGGCACGAAACTACACGCGATTATTGAAACCTATCTCCGAAACAGTCTCGCGCCAAATTCGCTTGTTGAGGCAAAGGCTGGTTCGTCCGCGACCATTGGAACAACCGAGGCGGATCTGTTCGTGTCCATGCAGGAAGACATTGACCGCATCGGCAAGATATACGCCATCGAAGTACCGCTCTGGTCTAAAAAAGTGGGACTCGCTGGTAGGACGGACTGCATCGGTGAGTTTGACGGAGTTCCGTCTGTTATTGACTTCAAGTCTTCCAACTACCCGAAGTCTGAGGATGCGATACAGGACTACTTCATGCAAGCCACCGCATATTCGCTCATGTGGCAGGATCGCACGGGTCAGGAATTGCGAAATATTGCCATTCTGATCGGCGTGGAAGACGGAGGATCACAGGTTTTCACAGCCGATCCCCGCGAGTACATTGCTGATTTGGTGGACGCAATCCGTACATACCGCGAAGAACAGGCAGTCCAAGTTTCCTAAATACGGAAGCGGAGGACTGTATTGATTAGATTCACGGAACATCTCACAGAAGCATTCAAGGCAAAGAGTGGCAAGAATGTCCACCTGGAGCATCTTGAAGACGAAATTCTGAACAGCGGCTACGCAGGATTCGGTCGTGCGGTGTCTGCTATCCGTGGGGTGCTTGATGTGTTTGGTGCAAACGAGCCGACCGCATACGACATCACCGTGAAGTGGGATGGCGCACCCGCCGTCATCTGCGGAATCGACCCGAGCAGTGGTCGATTTTTTGTTGGCACGAAGAGTGTGTTCAATGTGACACCCAAACTAAACTTCACGAATGCAGATATTGATGCGAACCATCCCGCAGACGGACTCAATGCCAAACTCAAACTTGCTCTGAAGCATTTCTCCAAACTAGGAATTCGTGGAGTGCTGCAAGGCGATCTTCTTTTTGACAGCGATACCGTGCAGCGCGAAACCATTGACGGCAAGAGGTATCTGACATTCCGCGCAAACACGATCACCTATGCGGTTGATCCGAAGAGCGAACTCGGACAGCGCATTGCTGCCGCGAAGATCGGCATCGTGTTCCACACCGCATACGAAGGCAATTCTTTGCAGACAATGGTGGCTCGTTTCAATCCCGACATCTCGTATCTGAAGAAGACACGGGATGTGTGGTACGACAATGCCACTCTGCGCGTGGCAGACGGCAGCGGACTCTTCTCTGTGCGTGATCGTCAAGCGGTAGAGCGCAGCATAGACACGCTCACGCAGCAAGCCTCTGCACTAAAGACCACGATGAACGGCATCAGCAGAAACGAAGGCGTGAAGTTAGCCATCAAGACCTACATCAATGGACTTGTCCGCGCAAACATGGGCAGCGGTCATGCCGATGTGAATCAGTTGCTGGCAATGATGGCACAGAAAGCACAGACTGCGCGAAAGAAGCCAAGCACAAAGACCACTCCGAGCATGGACTGGATCAAGCGGAATCGCAACCAGATCAATCAGGTTTTCGCCCTACATAATTCGTTGACCGTGCTGAAGATGAGTATTGTCAGCAAACTGTCCTCCCTCAAGGGTGGGATGGGAACATTTGTAAAGGACGGCAAGGGATATCGTGTTACCGCTCCCGAAGGCTATGTGGCAATTGACCGCATGAGCAACGCAGCCGTCAAACTAGTAGACCGCCTTGACTTCTCGCGCAGCAATTTCACTGTAGAGAAGACTTGGAAAAAAGAGTAACGAGCAGTTGGTGTCTGAAGTGCAATATCGGAGGTGATCCCCGTGGCAAAACAGGTTAGAGGTAAATCTCAGTCTGCGCGACCAGGCAAAACCATCGTGGTTGCATTCGGTCGCTTTCAGCCACCTACTTCTGGACACCAACTGCTCGTTGACACAGTGGTGGAGACTGCAAAGAAGCATGGCGCAGAACACGCCATGTTCAGCAGTCGCACCAATGACCCCAAGAAGAATCCGCTCTCTCCCAAGCAGAAGTTCGGATATCTGAAGAAGTTCTTTCCTGAAGGCAACTTCATAGACAACGCCAAGATCAAGAATCCTGTTGATATGTTGTACTGGCTTGCCGAGAAGGGATACGATCATGTGCTGTTGGTTGGCGGTCAGGATCGTGAGGGTGCATACGAAGCATTCAAGGACATGATGAAGCCCACCGCTACGGAACCGCTGAAACTGAAATCCCTGAACATCGTGAGCGCAGGCAAGCGGAACGAGGACGCAAAGGGTGTGCAGGGCATGAGCGCGTCCAAACTCCGCGCAGCAGTTGCAGCAAACGACATGGCGACATTCAAGAGCGGTATGCCACGCCGCGCAAATCAACGGGACACCGTTGCCCTGTTCAAGGACTTGCAGCGTGGTATGGCGGCGGCTCCCGCGAAGCGCAAGAAGACCGTGAAGGAAGGGATTGACTTTCAAGACCTGTACTCTGCTGCGGCTGTGCGCCTCATGGAGAGCGACAAGTACAAGCGGCGACCCCCAACGCCTGGTCAGACGGGTGGGTTCTCCAAGCACAACAAAATATTCCCGACCCCGCCTTGTAAAATAGACGAGGACTTGTCGCGGTGGTTCAAAGAGAAATGGGTGAACATCGGTGGGCGAAAAGATCCCAAGACGGGTCAGTATCCCCCGTGCGGTCGCTCTGACACCTCCAAGGGCAAGTACCCGAAGTGCCGTCCGCTCCACAAAGTAAGCAGCGAAACCCCTGAAACGGTCGGTGAGATGACTCCGAAAGAGCGGAAACGCGCCGTGATTCAAAAAAGGCGGGTGGAACCTGAAACGGATCGCAGCGGAAAAGGCAACGCTCCCCGCATGACGAGCCATCTGAAGAAATCTAAATAAAGAGACAACAGGAGACTACTATGGAACCAATGGGCAAAACCCCTGCCATCGCATCTAAACTGAACACTCTGCTCCGCATGGGGTTGGTGTCGAAGAACAATGTTCGCCGCGCAATGGTTCTATTTGCTGATCCAGAGAAGGCAATGAAGAATCCCGCCTACCGTCTTCTCATGCAGGAGATTCTGGTGGATGTGGTTGACCGTGTGCTGAACAACAAGACTCTGTATACCGCTCTCCGTTCGTCCCTTGCAAAGGAACCCACCACAGTCATTGAGGGCGTGGAGAAGGAGCGCGAGAAGACCCTTCTGCGAAGCGGACTGGTGAAGAAGAAGGATGTGCTTGCAGCCCGCCGCGCATTGGAGTCTCCCGCGAAGGCGAAGAGCATGGGTTCTTCAAAAATCTACCGCGACATGATGATCACCATGATGGACTCAATGGTGAAGAAGATCACGGGTTCTCCTGTGCTGTTCAACGCATTCAAGGCTACGCTCGGCAAGGAAACCGTGGAGGAATCGTTTGAGGTTCCCACGCAGGAAGGCATGGATATGTTCTGGTTCTGCGAGGACGCACAAGCCCTCATGGAGAAGAACAAGCCCACGAAGCCTGAACTGTGGGCGCAAGCGAAGTCCAAGGCTCGCGCCAAGTTTGATGTGTATCCGTCTGCCTACGCCAATGGTTGGGCTGTGAAGTGGTACAACGAGCAGGGCGGCGGATGGAAGAGTGTCAGCGAAGGCAAGACCTTTTCTGTTTTCTCCAAAGAGATTGCCGAAGGGTCTACACAGATGAACAATAAAACTGTTCAACAGAATGCAGAAATGCGTAAGAAGGCAAGAGAACTGCGCTACAAACTAGAGAGCGAGCAGGGACAGAAGAAAGATAAAAAGGAAACCACATGAGCGAACACAAGAGATTCAAGGCATTCCGCAGCGAACTAAACGAGAGCGAGTACAAGGAAACCCTCACGGGCTATCCCAATCGCGGCATTGACACCGATGTTGGTGCAGTAAAGCACGATGCGGACACCCTTCAAAAGATCAACGGTGTTCTCGCTGCTCTTGGTCGCTACACCTATCAGCACACCGCTGAAGCCATGATCAAAATCCGCACACGCCTCAATCTCTTTATGATTGACTTTCCGTGGACACCGTGGATGTGGCAGAGCAACCCCACTGGCACATTCACGCTGAACGCCACCCTGTTCGGTCGCGTGGACGGTGTTGATGGCATGAGCGGAAACATCCGCTTTGACGGCAAGGCTAACCCCAACGCTGGCATGAAGGAGTTTGCGCTTGTGGTCACCGTGGAGCCTGCGGAAGACGGCTTCTATCGCGTGAACGCCAAACTACAGCCGCAGATTGCGGTGATGCCAGAGGGCGTGGAGCATGACGGTGACAGCCTTGACGAGATGGCACAGACTCCTGCTCGTCAGCGAGACATGGAACACGCGATTCAGCGTGCCGAAGCCAAGGCTCAACGCGGCTACGAAGCCAAGATGACCAAGACGGGCAAGGCTGGTGAGCGTGGACGCAAGCAGGAAGCCAAGCACGATGCTGCTTCTCGCCGCCTGATTGCGCGTGACACAAAGGAATACGATTCGCCCAAACTGTACGGTCGCGGCGGCAAGGTAGTGAAGGGCAAGCGCAAGCCTGTGAAGGAAGAAGCCGAGCAGATTGAAGAAATGCACAAGGCGGGAGACACCGTAAAGGTTCCCCATAAGGGCAAGATGGTGCGCGGCAAGATTGTTCGCCACGACAGCGGCGGTGGCGGCAAGGCACAGCAGCACGGTGGTGGCTATGTGGTTGATGTTGGCGAGTACGGGAGCATCACTGTTCCTGGTCACAAGGTTGTAAAGGAAGCCGCTAGCGGATTCAGCCGAAAGACATTGGATTCGTATATTGCCAAGCGTGGTTCGCAACTGTCGTCCATGTTGAGCGGACACACCCGTGGCAAGCAACTCACGGGCAAGCAGCAAGCCAATGCCGTCAAGGGCATCAAGCAGGCAATGGCTGCAAAGACCACGAACGAAGAGGTTGTTGACGAAGCCCTCATCGGCGGTCAGAAAAAACTAGATGTCAACAAGAACAAGCGACTTGACGCACAGGACTTCAAGATGCTTCGCTCCAAAAAGAAGCCAGTAGAAGAAGCACTCATCGGCGGACAGAAGCGGTTGGATGTGAACAAGAACAAGCGTCTTGACTCACAGGACTTCAAACTGCTCCGTGCGAAGAAGAAGCCAATGCAGGAGCAGGAGCAGAAGAAGCCGTGGTGGATGACCTCTACCGCAGCAGAACTAGCCGCCGCTGCTCAATCTGCTTCGGACGCTCGTAAGGGTGAAGAAGCGGAGAAGCGCAAGCGTCATGCACAGCAGAACCGCCGCATGAAGTGGACGCTTGCGGACAAAGCGCAGGGAAAGAAGACGGTTAAGGAAGCGGCTATGGGCAAGCCCAAGAAGATGATCCCTGTGACCAAGACCAAGGACGGCAAGAAGGTTTCCACCAAACTCATTCCAGCATACACGCCAAAGAAGGCTGTGAACGAGTACACGGAAATGATGGGCGGCATTTCTCTCACCACTCCTGATCCTACTATTGCAATGGCAGACAAGAGCGGCAAGGGCAAGCGGTTCCACAAGAAGGCATTGAAGTCCGTGGAAGAAGCCGTTGCAAAGGGCAAGAAGGCGAAGAAGCCAAGCACACACCAAGGCGCGGCTAATGTGATCGGCAAGCAGAAGGCAATCAAGTCTCGTCTTGAAAAACACGATATGCGTTGGTGATCCCAACGCCGCTATATCATGGAAATCAAAGTCTTGACCAAAGAAAACTTCATGCTCTATGCAATGGGAAACTACACGAATCCCGATTGCATCGGTATGAACGAGTTCATGGAAGATATTTCAAAAATCAAGTATGTGAAGCGGTTGCTGAAGAAGTATCGAAGAACTGGAAAAATTAGAACCATTCTGCTTCTGAATCACCTGATGATTTTGGGAAATGTTTTTGGCAGAACGCCTTCTGCTCGTATGTTGTTTTTCAAACTGGAAGCCGACATACACGAACCCCTAAAGACGGTTCTTCTGTACTTGGACTACATAGAAGAGGGGATGATTTTTGATGATATCGTGGTATCGGATATCCCAATGGACATGAGGCTTGCAGATATTCTAAAGAGGCTGTAATGCTAAATAGCGCAATCAGATCTGGACTATTCAAACACAACGCATATGTCAAAGCGTGGTGCTTGGTGACCAATCACTCATCACCAAACACAGAACAGTACCTGTATTCAAACAGGAACTTTGTGGATGGTCACAATCTGTACATCGACTCGGCAACACAATCGTATCTTTCGACAACGGGATCTCTTGCTACTGCGGGTGGATTGAAATTTTCGTTTGTGAATCCCATGCAAGATACAAACTACAAGGTTTTTGTTCAGGCATATTTCGGTGGATCTTTGGTCAGTCTTTCGCATTGCATCAACTCTCTGCAATATCCAAAAACGACTACTTCTTTTTGGATCAGAGAGGGAGTTTTTTCTGTGCCTGGTACTCCTGCACCGCCTGAAACTGGTAGAACCCACAATCAAATAGCAGCACGCCGTGTTTGGGGAAATGCCACGCACAGCATAGGGATTCTGGTGATCTGATGCAAAATTCTACAACCACAACGAATTCCGATTCTCTGACTACTAGTATTCCTGTATGTGATAGTTGGGGAAACATACTTGTCGGAACATCCAATACAGGTCAGCCCACTGTGTTGAAAGACGGTTCTGGTGTGGTAAATGTAAGCAGAACTTCTGCTGGTGTTTACGGTGTGTCTTTCTCTAATCCGAGTCAGTACGGTTCTGGTGGATACATCATGTTGTTTACTCCCGAAATAACATCAACACCAGCAATCATTGGATCTGATAGGTGGATGAGTGGTGTCGGAGGCGCAACAGCGCCAGGTAGAACAGCAGGATTCGTTTTTTCCACATATGCACAGCAGACTCCAATAGGAGCAAGTGGAGGAACTTTTGCAGCAGCAGACTTCACCTACAACACACTAAATGTGAATTTTGCTGCATTTAATCTTGGATACGACCGCGATATACACAGCCACCAAGTTGCCAATCTTTTTATACACTCTGATAAATGGAACACAAACGATACATGGCGAGCAGCAAATGACCACACTATAAGAGTGGTTGGTTCTGCTGACTATCCAGATATACTTTCTCCCGAGGGATCTATTTCTGAAATAGCGGAAATATCCAGTGTTTCTCCCTACAGTGGATACATTTCCTATACTCCCACACAAACCATAAGAGATAGACTTGCACTAACCAAAAATTATGCGTTTAGCGTATATGTTCAACTAATACAAGGTTCCACCTTTTCAATGACGATTGGCGGCGTGGGAAACAATTTTGGTTGTTCTTTTAATCTTGACACTGGATCAGTAACGCAAACAGGTGTTGCATCTGGAAAAGAAGCATCTGGTCTGATACAGAATCGTGGAAACGGGTGGTATAGAACTACAATAGTAGTTCGGGGTGGAGCGGAAGAATATACTCCACTCATGATCTCTCCAAATGGTGGAAAGGCTTTGGTGTGGGGACCACAATTCGAAGAAGGATCACAATCCACACGATATACGAAGACTGGCTCTACAATTGTAATTGGAGATCAAGATGCTAGAAAAACTCTTACTCCAGGATCAGCAGGATACGGACTAACAGGTAGTACATACAGCAGTCATATGCCAAACCTTCTGTCGAAGAAAACAGCCACCGCATACGGAACAATTGTTGTTGCTCCAAAGAAAAACAATCATGTTGAGTACATTGACTGCTATCTTGAAAACGCATTCAATGTGTCTGGTGTTTCTGCAATGCTTGATTCTCCATACAGTGTGCAAGTGAACTTTCTAAAGCACATGAAAGATTCAGACTATTGCGTGATACTCGGTGGAGAATATGAACCCATTTACGCTGATCCAGACTACTCTGATATAAGGGAGTACTCCATACTTGCCGTTGATCGGGGATCATCAAACAATTTAAAAACTACTAGTGGCTTCAGAGTTTCGGCATTCAAGCAAAAAGTCGTTGACAACAATTTTGTTCGTACATCATATTCAAGCACTAGTGCGGGTGTGTACGAAAAAATTCACTTCATGGTTTTTGGGGGAAGCACATATGGATCGCCGTAAACTAAAATCATTCAGCAGATTCATCGGAGAAGAGTTTCCACCACCAATGGCGGTTGCTCCTTCAAATATTGCAGGGGGCGGCAATATTGCGGGTTTGCCTCCCGATCTTCCGCCAGTACCTACCGCTGCACAGCGAAAGAAGTCAAAAATTCTAAAGCGGAAACTGCCCAAGACCTAAATACAGGGTAAGCCGCTTATAGAAAGGAAGTGACTAAATGATTAGTCCTGAACTCATTTCGTTGGTTGGTGGATCTGCGACAGGCTTCCTGTTCCGCTTCATGGCAGAGAAGCGTCAGGATCAGAAAGAGATGTTTGAACGCCTGATTGCGGCGAACAAGCAGACAACAGAGAACCAAGACAAGGCAGCACAGCGCGTTCCCATTGATGTGGGCAAGGGTATTCGCCAACTAATCGTGCTATCGGTGCTGTTTGCCACCCTGCTGGCACCATTCATCCTTCCGTTCTTCGGTCTGCCCACCTTCGTGGAAGTGGACGCAAAGAATCCCGAGGGGCTGTTTGGATTGATCCCCGAGACTACTAAAAAGTATTTCGTTGAGATCAACGGCTTCCTGTTCACATCCGAAACTCGTCAAATCTTGGTGAGCATTGTGGGCTTCTACTTCGGTAGTGCCGCTGCTTCCAACAAGTCGTAAAGGAGCCGCACATGAACAAGATTCTACTGCTACTTGTTGCTGCATTTGTTGCGGGTTGCGGAACAGCACCCGAGATGCTTCCCGACAACACCACCGACAGCGTGATTATGATGAAACTAAAGCACGAGATCACGAACGGTGACAAGATCACTCAGAACTGGGGATGGATTCTCTGGTATCTGCCTGTGCTGTTCTTGGTAGTGGCTTGGGCTTGGAAGGAATTCATCGCAAGGCGTTGCGCTGATGAAGAGGAAAAGGCTGAAGTCAAGGCAGAGCAGCCTGCTCCACAGGACAACAACACGACTGTTCCTTAATCGTCCGCTACGCGGATGTCTTCAGGCAGGCTCTCGTACATCTTCTTGCAGATGTAGTACGAGTCAACAATATCTGAAACAGGACTCACGGACTCTTGACGCTTCGGTGTCAAGAGTCCTTTCAGGTCCACTCCTGTTTCCTTCAGCCACGAATCGTACATGGCGTTCTTGTCTGCGTTGCCCTTGCCTGTGGCG